AGTTGGTCAGGTTCCGCAGAGACCCCGCCGCGTCCGCTCGGCCCATCTGATACCAGCGGCCTTTCTTCGCGGTGATGGTCTCCGTCAGAGGAGAGCCGCCGCCCGTCGCAGCCTGGGACTCGGTCGTCGCCGTGCCGCTGAACCACATGGCCAGGTTGTCGTTGGAGATGTCGTCCACCGTGAGACGACCCGTCATGTTGATCTCCAGCACCGCGGAGGCGTCCTTCACGCGGAGGCCGGCGGTCGAAGCGAAGTGCTCGATTTTCTCAACCGCCTGCGTAATGTTGAATTCCGGGCAGTTGCCGAGGAACCGTTCGATCCCCGTGGCGGCGCCATTTTCCCAGATGTCCATGAACAGCTTCCCGCGGCCCAAGACATAGTTGTTCGAGTATTCGGTCGATGCGGCCATGTCAGCCTCCTCGGGTTAGACCGTTACAAAAGGATCGGATAGGCGATACGCCAGATCGAGTTCGAGCTGGAGATAGAAGAACGGCCCGACACCGCTTTGCGGGTTGGCCGGACGAACGGAGGCGGGGACCATTTTCATGCCAGCAACAGACCGGCCCAAATAGGCGGTCGGCTCATAGCCCGCGAGCGCCGCCAGGCGCTTCTCGGTCTCGGCCTTCAGCACATACAGACCTTCGAGGGAGTCCTTCTCCGCCCAGCCTTGCACCCACAGGCGCCACGAGTAGCGGAGATGAGTCCGATGCAGATCCGCGGCGGCCGCATCTTCGGCCGGCGGCGCTTCAACGATCGACAGGAAGGGCGGCTTCTCGTCCTGCCCGAAGGACAGGCGCCCAATGAACACTCGGTTCGTCATGTCATTGTCGAAGCCTGCGGCGGGCGTGATGCCCTCCAGCCAGGTTTGGAGATCGGTCAGGATCTTCCATTGATGGGGGACCCGAGCCATCACGCGGCTCCGTCGGCGACGAGCCGGTCGAACTGACGGAAGAACTCAACCTCAACCATACGGGCGATCTCGGGCGCCTGGTCCGCGGCGACCCCGCGGAACACCTGGTCCACCGACGGGCCGTAGAGGAGATACACGTTCGGAAAGATCGGCGTGCGCTCGAGCCGGCGCCCCGTCACCGACTGGCCCGCCGGCACGCGGATGGCAAGCCCAAGGTTGAAAGCGTCTTCGGTGAGCTGGCGCCCCTGACGCAGCCGCACCAGGAAGGCCCTCGGGATGGGCCTGCCGCCGCGGGGGCTCACACGAACATTGATCGAGGCCGCGCGGCCCCCGAGCGTCGCCCCCTGGGCGAACCGAGCGAGGGATGTCGGGCGCTGACGACCACGGATGACGGCTTCGGGATTCTGGTCGGTCGCGACCTGCGCCAACTCCAACCGACGATCGTCGAGATAGCCGGCCGGGAAAGCTACTTCCCGGGTCATCTGCTGCACGATCGCCCTGCGGCCTTCGCCGCGAGCCACGGCATTGACCGCGATCCGGGCGGCCTTGCGGGCCACGTCCGGGATTCGTTCCAGGAGGCCCGCGAACTGCTCGATGCCCTCGGCGACGACGGTGACGGTCATTCGTCCGCCCTCGTCACCGTCCAGACCTCGTTGATGGGGCCATCGTAGGCGTCGCGCTGGTCCAGCACGAACACCGCATCACCCCACGCAGAGATCGTCACCCGGCCACCGCGGATGATCGTGAGATTGGCGTCCGCCAGCTCTTCGCGATTGAACACCAGGCGGTCGATGGCGCCGATCGTCTCGGTCATCCCCTCGCCCGGCATGCCGAACTGGCGCACCAGGCGATTGTGGCACCGCACGCGCACCGCCGCAGGAACGTCCTGAAGATCGTCCATATACTCGCCGTCGTACGCCATGGCGGAGTGAGCCGCCCGGCGTGCCATCGCTTTCGTTTCGGCGAGTGAGAAGGACATGCGCTCCTACAATCCGTCGGTGTCGTCCGCCTTCTTCCGGCCGCGCTTGGACGCAGCAGGGGCGGCGTCGATATCGTCCGGCGCGTCGATCTTCACCCGTTCGACCATCGGGGTCGGAGCGGCCAGGAACTTCTCGGCCTCCTCCTGGGTGAAATCGAACGGCTCGCCGACCTCCGGCGTGATCTTGATCGGCCCTCGCTTGACGAAGAGGCCACAGAGGGGGATGAGCTTGGGCATGCAGGAGTCTCCGGTGAGCGCGGCGGGGCTCAGGCGGCGCGTCACCGGACGCCGCCTGAGTTAGTGCTGGGCCTACTGGTGGACCAGGATCTTGAAGGTGTTGTCGGGCTGCGCCGGCACCATGAGCGGGGCGGACTGGAGCATGGTGTAGACGGCGGTCGGATCGCCCTTCTGCTCCCACATCGTCGGGTGCATGTCGGTGGCCTGGAGAGAACTGGTGTCCAGGATGGCGCCGAAGCACTTGAACCCCATGATGCCCGGCCCGGTGCCGACCACGGTGTTGGTGTCCAGGATGCTCGTGTAGTTGGCGCCGAAATCCGCCGTGTAGCGACCGTTGTAGGTCCACAGTTCGACCATCCCGCCGCCGCCGATCGGGATCGCGCCCTGGCGCTGGAACGGCGAGCCGTCCGTCGCAATGGAGCGATTGAAGTCGGCGTTGGACCCGCGGAAAGTGGAGTTCAGAAGCGACTGCACCGCGGTCAACGCGGTGAAGTAGGCCCACGCGGACAGGCCGAAGGTGAGGCGGGTGATCGGATAACCGGACCGCTCGAAGGCATTGGTCATGGCCGCCTGGAGATCGCCCAGGGCGTCCGCCGTGCTGGTCTGGCTCCAACGATCGCCGGAGGTCAGTGAGTAGGCCAGGGTGGACGAACGACCGAAGGACACAGTCTGGGACGGATAGTCGTCGCCGGCCACAGTGACAGACCCGTCAATGATCGCGCGGGCCGCCATCCACTCCCAGCGGCGTTCGACCATGTCGCGTTCCAGCCGCATGTTGTTGCGGACGTGCGCGTCGAAACGTTGGGCCGGGCTCAGGTTCCCGAGGATTGGCTCGCCCGGCAGCCGGATCAGGGCCTTGGTCGGATTGACCTCGTGCTTGGCCTTGATGTAGGCCGGCTTGAACATCTTGGTCGTGTAGCCCTGCTCGCGCATAATCTTGCCGCTCACGTTCGGAGCGACGAAGGGCGCCATGCGTTCCAGCTCGGAAACCTGGTCGAAGTAGATTTCCTCGGCATTGGAGTTCAGGACATTCGGGAAGAACTGCAACCAGTAGGAATTGAACGGGCGCAGCGTGCGAACAACTCCGGCCAGTTCGGCGGTGTTGTAGAGGGAAATGGTCATGGGTGGATCTCCTGTTCCGTTCCGTTACTGCTCAGTCGAGGACCGAACGGACGGAGATGGGCGTGCCGGCGAGCGCCTGCTGCTTCAGCAGGGTCGTGTTCAGCGAAGCGTGGAAGGTCAGCTTCGCGATGTTGAAGCAGCCGGCGATGTAGTAGGTGCCCGTGCCGTCGGCGCCGGACGGCGCGGCGTCGTGTGCCATGATGCCGACCGCCTTCGCAGTGCTGGTGGCGATGTTGACGGTGTCGCCCGAGGCGTCGGCGTCAACGACCGAGGTCGGATCGTGCGCGACGATCTTGCCGGCGGAATTCAGCGCGATCACCTGGCCGGCGACGAGGGTCTGGCCGTCAAGGACAGTGCCATCCAGCGTCCGGATATCCGCGTCGCCCGCGAAAAGCTGGGACGGGGTGTAGGTGCCCGCGGACGTATTGCCGGTGGCGTAATTAACGAAGTCGGTCATGGGTTGCTCCTGTGCCCCGCTCTGCTCAGTTCACGGTCTTGGTGTCGAAGCCCAGGTTCGCCAGGCTGGCCAGGAGGCGGTTGCCTGGCTCCTGCGTGCCGCTCTGGTCGGGCGAGCCGCCGGCGCCGACGTTCGGGCTGCCCGTGCGGTCCATCGCGTTCTCGAACGGGCTGGCGGCGACCGGGGCTGGGGCCTGTGCCTTCGGCGCCAGGGCGAGCGCCGTACGGGCCGCCTCAGCACTCATGTCCGTCTCCAGAGCGAAATGGCGGGCCAGGGCTTCACGGCCCGACGCCTCTTCGCAGGAGAGGATGCTGTTGATCCGAGCGCGATCCGCCGAAATGATCTCGGAAGGATTCACCGCCTGGGTCTGTTCGGTCATGATTTCGTTCTCCGCTCCGCCGTCCGACCCGGACAGCTCATTGATCCACGCCATCACCGCGTCGCCAGCCGGTTGCACCGCATCGACCAGGCCGGCAGAGAGGGCTTCCTCGGCGTCGTAAACTCGTGCCTCGGTGTCCCTGACCGCCTGTTCCGTCATGTCTCGATTGGCCGCGACACCCGCAACAAACTGGCCGTACGCCGCATCCACCGACTTCTGGATGTCAGCCTTCACGGAATCCGAGAGCACTTCATACGGATTCCCGTCAACCTTATGTTGACCCGCAAATACGAAGGTGATTTCGACCCCGGCGTCCTTGAGCATGCCGGCATAGCTGGCATGGACCACCACACAACCGATCGAGCCGGCGTGCCCGGACGGCGTTAGGACGACCTTATCCGTAGCGGAAGCCAGCCAGTAGGCGGCGGAACACGCCTGCGCGTCGACCACAGCCATGGTGGGCTTCTCAGCCGCCGCGATCTCGGTCGACAGTTCCAAGCACCCCGCAGCCATGCCGCCGGGGCTGTTCACGTCGAACACGATCGCCTTCACGTCCGGGTCCGCCGACGCGGCCCGAAGCTGCTGCCGGATGAAGTCGTAGCCGGTCACGTATCCCCAGGAGTAGGCGTATCGGTTCAGCAGAACACCATGGACCGGAATGAACGCCAGACCGTCCGAATAGGCAAAGGACTTCTGCTCCTGCGTCTCCGACGGGCCGAAGCCGAAGGCCGCCAGAAGTTCGGTTTGCCGGCGCGGCATCTGCTGGATTTCGCGGTCATAGTCGGCGTTCGCCAACGCCAGCAGGTCTCGCGCGAGATCCGTGGTCGGATAAGCCGGCGAGAGGTAGGCCGGGCGGCCGTTCATGCGCCCCAAGGCGCTCATGGCGGTCTGCACGCTCATTGCTGCTGGTCCTGCTGCTGGTCCTGACCTTGGTTCTGATCGGCACCAAGCGACCGGGTGGCGTTGAGATCGACAGTAAGGCCCATCGTCTCCATCATCTTCTGCTCACGCTGACGCTGAGCAAACGTGTCACGGAAATCATCTCCCAGCCGGGCACACTCTTTCTCATAGGTCGACAGGCCGGCGGCGATCCGCAGGATCGCCGCCTGCGTCTCCTTCAACTCGTCGATCTGCCCGCGGCTCGCGCCAATCCAGCCGCAAAGGGAGAACGCTTCCTTGCCGAGCGGCAGATAGAAATCAGCAGAAGTCCGGCCACGGGGGAGCGGGAACGCGCCCTTGTTCAACATCTCTTCGAGCGCGAGCGTGTAGACCGCCGTCGCGAACCGATCGGCCACCTGGGTCTTGCGAGTCTGCATGAATTTCCAGGTGTTCGTCATGCTGGTGCGGGCCGACGAGTAGCTGGTGTTCGAGTAGTCGCGGGCGAACTCCTCGTAAGAGACGCCGAGCGCCGCCGCGATGTGCCGGAGAAGCGACTTCTCGAAATCCGTGCCCACGCCTCCGGGCGTACCAAGGGTCCGCAGATTCAGTTTCGTGCCAGGGTACAGATGTGGGATCTTGACGCCGTCGATCTGGATATTCCGGGCGCTGTTGGTGTAGGCGGCGAGCCCGGTAAGATACTGGCCGATCGCCGCCGCGTAGGCGTTGGAGCTGTCCTCCGACGGGACAGAACCGATCATCTGCGCCACGGCTTCGCCCGGCAGTTCGCTCTCCACCGCCGCCGCGAAAGAGGCGTTGACCACGGCTTGCTGAAGCGTGACTTCCTGGAATTGCTTGGTGATCCGCATCTGCTTCAGCGCGGCGACCATGTCGGCAATACCGCGGGTCTGCGCGGGCATCACCTGCTCGATGATGTGGATGATTTGGAGGCGCCCCCACCGCAGTTCGGCGGGAACCATTTTCCACTCGAACGCCTTCGGGTCGTAGAGCGTCTCGGAGGGATAACCCATCCGAATCCAATACCCGGTCGGGCGTCCCCGGTCGTCGAGCACTACGCCGCGACGGAGATTTCGAGATTCGATCTGCCCGTTCGGGTTGGACAGGCGATCCGGCGAGACCATCTGCACGGCGGTATTAAGCGGCCGGGCAGGCTCCTTGACCCACTCACTCGCCGCCAGGACTTCCCCGGTGTAGACGAACCCACCCACCGCCAGGCGGACGAGGCCAGTAAAGGTGTTGCGCCGGGAGGCATCCAGCCAAGCGGCCGGAGAGTTGGCCAGCAGGTTGAACCACCCTTCGACGGCGAGCTGAAACTCCTCCGCCCAGACCTCGTCGTAGGCCCCGTTCGTGATCGTCTTCAGGACCCGATGGTTCGGCTGGGCGTTCAGGCGATACTCGGACCCGACGATGCTGTCCTTGTGCAACGCCATGCCGCCGAGGGCATAACCGTCGTTGAGCACCATATCCTGGCCGCGAGCGTCCGCCGTCGGCTTGGCCAGGTTGATAATCGCATCGGGCGACCGACCCGTCGGCACCATCCATGTCGCGGTCTGCCGGGAAGTAGCTTCCGCGCCCTCCAGCCCGCCGCCAATCGCCGAAACGGTCGGGCGGGCCACAGCGGCGGCCTTGATGGAGGGCTTACGAGCCATCGGTCAGAGCCAAACCCCGATCGCCTTGGGCATCGGGACGGTCGTATCCCCTGCTGCGATGGAGGCTTCGAGACGGCTGATGTACGCGGCGAGGTTGGCCGAGTTCATCCGCGTGAACCGCACCTGCTCTCCGTTCTGATCGACGATCATCTCCGCCGCCTGCCCGGTCATGAGCTTGTGATAGGCGTCGCGGGCCGCCGTAAGCTGGTCGGATAGGGCCATAGGTCCCTCTCGGTCAGGCCAAGGCTTCGGCCAATCTGGCGAGGTCTATCCCACTTTTCGGCGGATTCGCAAAATTATGGTTGTCTTTTTCTGCGAACACCAAGGAGTTCCGGTCCCACTCCGCCGCCCAC